CCCGTTGGGGCCAAGCCAGAGATCGCGGTACGACTGCACCAGCGACGTAATCGATCCCTTGATCTGTTCCCAGAGTTTCGCGACGTTGTCGACCAACCACGTTTTGATCGCGGTATAGACCCGGGTAACAACGGCGGTGATCTCGTCGCCGAAGAAATACCAGACGCCCGCCAACGCGAGCACGGCAACGGCGATGATCCCTTGCGGGCCGAGAAAGGCGAGGATCGTTCCGAACGCGGCGGGTAGCGTCGTCGTCAGGAACGTGACGACCGATCCGAGTGCGCCGAGTAACGCGCCGCCCGGGCCGAAGAACGACACGACCGACCCGCCCATGGCGATCAACGATTTGAACGCGGCGACCGGCCCGCCCGCGCCAATGATCGCCATAGTGATCGTGTCGAACGACGGCGCGAGACCGACGACGCCAGCGGCGACGCCTTGGATCGCGGGCGGCATGGAGACGAACGCGTCGAGTAACGGACCAACCGCGTTGGCTTTCAACGCGTTGATCTGGCCTTGCATCTTGTCCCACTGATCGCCCGCCGCGTCGGCCGACTCGATCACTTTCTGAGACATGATCGGCGCGGAGTTCCCGACGTCGGTGATCCCGGCCTTGATCATCGGGAGCAGGTTGACACCCGCTTTGCCGAACAGGTCGACGGCCAACGCCGACTGTTGCATCGGGTCGGGCACTTTGGCGATTGCGTCGGCAATGGCGGCGAACGCCTGATCCGGTGCCATGCCGCGCAGCTGGTCGACCGACAACCCGATCCCGGTCAACGCTTCGGCCGTTGCCTTGGATCCGTCGGTGACCTTGGTCGACATGGTCTTGATCGCGGTGCCGACGTCGCCCATTGACGCGCCCGCTTGCTGGGCGGCGAACGACAGGCGTTGCACCGCTTCAGCCGAGACGCCCATGCGCCCGGCGGCGTCGGCAATCGCCGACGCGTTCTCGACGACCTCGGCAACGCCGCCCGCGATATCGCGGAACGAGAACGCGGCGGCGATTCCCTTGCCGACGTTCGAAATCGTGTTAGCGAACTCGGACGTTTGCCCGGTCGCCTCGCCGAGACCCTTTTTGTAGTCGGACGTGTCAGCGGTCAGCTGCGCCCGAAGGGTTCCAATCGTGATGTTCCCGGCCATGGGTCACTTTCTGTCGCAACGGGATCCCGTACTTCGCCGACAACAGGTGCAACACCGACCGTTGCTGCGCCAACGTCTGTTGACGCGCCGCCGGTCGCCGACCGTGCGCGGTCAACAGCGATTTCAACGACGGCATACGTCGGTCGTTTTGTGTGCGTACGAAAATTTGCACCGCGCGCCATGCCTGCACGACGTCGCGGTCGTACTCGTCCTCGGCCCGGCGTCGCGCCGCGTCAAACTCGATGCGGAGTTCGCGCGGCGTCGACGACCAGAACACGTCGCGCGGTATGCCGACGCGCCGCGCCTCGATCAAGAGTTCGCGCCACGCTAACGGCTGGCGGTCGCTGGTGCCGGGTCGGGTTCGGGCGTTGGCGACGGCGGCGCGGGCACGACCGGAGGTACTTTTTTTTCGTGCGTTCCCGTGTCGTCGTCGTTGTTCAACGCGTGCAGATCGGCGAGCACGCGCCCGAGATCCTGCAACGACCCGAACTCAGACATCCAACGCCCGGCATCTTCGGGCGTCACGATCTCCGCGCCGTGTCGTTCCTGCAAGTACGACCAGACCATCAACCGCATGGCCGACACGCTGCCGCGCTGCGCAAGATCAGCCATCGCGGCGAACGTTTGTTTGCTGTAATCCTCCAACGCGCAGATCGCGTTGATCGTCGGGCGCAAGATCCACGTGCGCCCGTTGAGTGTGAGTGTGATTTCGCCGCGTTCGCGTGCCATGATCGCGACCTCGACGACTAGGGCAGATCCGCCGAGATATCCATCAGCGGCTGGATCTCGACGTCCAGCATGATCACGCCGTCCTCTCCGATTTCGCCCGGCTGGCACTTGGTGATCACGCCTCGGAACGGCCATTCGGTTTCTTCGACGACCGGCGTTGCGTCGGGATCGCCGTTCGGAATGATGATCTTCATGTTGCGTTCGGCGCGCGTGCGCCAGAGAAATACGAGACCGCCATCGGCGAACGCGCCCGATCCGCCGCCCGCGTTCGACTGCGATTCGTGACGCGGATCCCAGATGCACTGCACGGCAAACGGGCCGGTATCGCGGAGACCGGCGCGGTGTTCGCGGTGTGCTTCAGGCGACCGCAAGTGCGTCTTGTCGATGGTCTCCGTCGACATTTCGCCGGGCGTGATCGTCTTGACTTGCGCGACGGCCGAGAACGTTTCCGGCCCGGGCGTGTCGTTGCCCGCGCCGATCAGCCATTGCGCGCCGTACCCGTGGATCGCTTCCGACGGGTAGAAAGTATCGGTAACGTCGGCCATGGTTCGTTGCTCCTACACTGCGAAAGCGGCGAACGAGTGCCAACGCCAATGGATCATGTAATCCAGCTGCCAGCGTTCTAGGCGTTGCTCGTTCACCACGAACAGCGGGCGTCGATCAATTCGAAACGCGCCCGTAATCAACAGGTCGTCGACGATTCCGCGCCAGCCGTCCAGCGCGCCCGCGTCGCCCGGGCCATCGATTGCCGCCGCGATATCCGCCGCCGTGTCGTACGCGTCGACGCCGGATCGTTCCCGCGCGAACACGTCGACTTGCACGCGCGACCGCTTCGGCCCGCCGCTGCCGCGCAAGTGCGGCAAGGCGACCTCGTCGATCAGCTGCACCGACACGAACGGCGACACGACGCCTTGCGGCGCGTGCCCGACGTACACGCGCGTGCCGACCAGTGCGGTTAGCGCGGGCAGCTGCAACAGCCGGGCGCGTACGGCGCGTTCGGGCGTGTTCATTTCGCCTCCCTCGCAATCGCCGACCAGAACTCGTCGCCGATGGTCGACAGCGCGCCGTCGACGTTCTCGTCGAACGCCGGGCGCATAAAGGGTTGGGCGCGGTGATGTTCGGTGCCGAACTCCTGAAACGATCCGTAAAACGCGCGTTGACTCGGGCCGATCACGACGCCCGTGTCGCCGCTGCCGACCTCGCCGCGCGACGCGGGTTCGACGACGATCTCGTCGCGGAGATCGACGCCGCCGGGCCGGTTCGGTGCCAGCTGCGCGGCGCGCGCGCGGATCGCTTCCGCCGCGTCGGTCAACGCGTCAACCTGCACGCGCGGCGTCAACGCGTCGGCCGCACGCGTGATCGCGGCGTCAAGTTCCCGCACGCCGACCAGTTCAAACTTGGGCGGCATCGGTCTTGACCCGGGTCGTTAGCGTGATCTCGTCGCTGCGCGTCTTGTGCGCGTCGACAATGTCGTACGTGCGACCTTGGTACACGAGTCGCCGCAACCGTGGGACGTCGACGACGTCGGGATCCATGTCGGGCAGATAGGGCAACGACCAGCGGTGTTCGGCACGCGCGGCAACCTGCGTTGCATCGGCCTGCCAGACCTCGCCGCCGCGCGACGCGATCTCGCGCGCCATCCAAATCGGCGGCACCGTGTCGACGAACGTGTCGACCGGCCCGCCCGAGTCGCCCGTCGACGTCGTGCCGTGTTGGATCGTGACCAACCGATTACGCGTGCCCGTTGCTGCCGGTGCCATGGGTCACGCCACCGTCGGATCGCGGAGCATCGACAGCATGTCGAGTACGCGCGGGTTAAACAGCAACGGCGACGGTGCGTCGTCGCCGCGAAAGCGGTAGAGATCCTGTAGAACGATCAGCGTCGCGGCGAGCACGATTGCGAACTCCCGATCCGTCGTCGGGTCGCTGTTCACGTCCCATGGCGGATCGCCGTCGCGCTTCAGGTGTTGCCACACGAACGCCTCGGCCTGTGCAATCTTCAGCAACAGATCGTCGTCGTCGGGTACGCCCAACGTGCGGGTATGGTCGCGGGCGACGTCGAGGTCGACGTACGGCATTAGCCGACCCTCCCGTCGCGCCCGCGCTTGACACACAACCGCCATGCACGGTCGTCGGCGTGTTCGTCGGGTTTCTCGTTCGACGTGTCGCGTACGGCGACCCATGCCGACCCGGCATGCGAGACGACGTCGCCCTTGCTGTAGCTGGCGGCGGCGTCGTACACGCCGACGAACAGCGGGATCGGCAGATCGAACGGAAATTCTTTGACCCGTTCGCCGTTGCGTACGACCAACGTCAACCGGCGCGCGCCGTCGTACTTCGCGGTGAGGTCGGCGAACCCGAGACCGTCGACGCCATCGCGCCCGGCCGGGCCGGTTTGCCCAACCGCGCCGTCATGGCCGGGCGGGCCGGGCGGGCCGGGTTCGGCCGGGCGCTCTTCCAGCGCGGCGACGCGCGCGGCAAGCGGTGCAACGACGGCGGTCAACGCCGCGCGCAATGCCGGGCCAATCGCCTTGACGACGGCGGTTGCGGTCTCGACGGTTAGGCGTGCCATTGGTCGAGTTCCTTTGTGATCGCCACCGTCAACGCCCGTTCGACGTCCTCGGGCGGGTCGTCGTCGTCGTCGTCGTTCTCGTCGTCGGGTTCGTCGTCGTCGGGATTGCGCGGCGGTTCCGGCGGCGCGCCGCTGGTCGGCGGCGTCGCTGCCGCCAACGCCTCTAGGCTGAAGTACTGCTGTTGCAGGAACGGTTGGTCGCCGCCTTTGACCGGGCCGAGACCGAAGTACTGCCGCCGCGCCTCGTTGATCGACATGACCGCCGCGCCGACGGCGTCGCGCGCCGCCGTGACGCGTGACGCGGTATCCATGCGCAACAGATCATTGAGATCGAGTTCGACGCCGACGTCGGCGGGCAGCGACAGACCCTCGTCTAACCCGAGTTCGACGCACTCGATCAACGTCTGCAAACATTGGGTGTAGTACTGCAACGCCAACGCCTCGACGTTGGTGTTACTCGGCGGCGGGCCAACGCCGACCATGTACGCGGGCACGTGGTACGCCGTGCACACCTGTTCGGCGGAGTACTTCAGCTGTTCGATCAGCTGCGAATCGAGTGCGCTTACGCGCGTGTTCTCGTACTTCAGCCCGTCGCCCAGCAACGCGACCCGGCCGACGTTCGATCCGCTGTGCCCGAGTTCGAAATTGGCTTTTACCCGCGCCGCTTGTTCTTCGGTGATCCGGCCCGGCGCGGTGAGGATCCCGCCCGGCATGGTGCCGTTGCTAAAAAAGCGCGTCGAGAAATCCTGAATCTTGATTCCGTTCAATGCGGCGAGACCGCACGCCGTCAACGGCGGCACGCCGCACAACGGATGAAACAGCGGTACGTATACGTCGTGAATGATTTCGCTGGCGGGTACGGTCACGTCGGTATCGACGCCCGCGATCTGGTCGGTCGACAGCTGGTAGTACACGTCACCGTTGACGGCGACCAGCGGCCGAACGCGCGTCGGGTCGAGTACGTACAGCGCGACGACGACGCGGCGCGCGTCGCGAATCTTGAGCACGTACGTGTTGCCGTGAATCAGCTTTGAGACGATCCACTGTTCCAGAAACTTGATCCGGTTCTGGTAGTGATTCGGTTTGCGAAGCACGGGCGACCATGCCGGGTTGTCGGTCTCGGTCCAGATCCCGTCGGCGTCGCGCGCGATCAGCTTGATCCGTAGCTTGCCGATGTCCGACGAGATCAACGTGACGCACGCGTACAGCGCGGCGTACGTGAGTACCGTTTGCGCGGTGATCTCGATGTTCTGTTGCCATGCGCCCGCGTACGATTCGCGGATCAACGGCCACCAACCGCCGCCGTGCGACGTCGGCACGACCGCGCGCGGCGCGGGCACGGGTGCCGCTTTGCTGCGGAATCGAGACCAGACGGACAGCAAAGGATCGACCTCCGAAGAAAAGTGCGGCGATGCGGGTTGCGCGCGTTCACGTCGCGCGCTTAACACTTCATGTAGCGCGCGCATTGCCCGCATGCCGCGTCGCGCCGGTCGTCGGGTTGCCAGCGACGACCGACGCGATCTTGGTGGCGACTACCGCAACGGCGGCGACGACGGCGGCGGCGTCGACGGGCGCGGCGGCGCGGCGGCGCGGCGTGCGGCGAGTGCCGCCGCTTCCGGTTCCGGCGTACCCCATGCGACGTCGGACAGCCACACGACCGCCTCGGGTCGGCGCTTCGCCCAATTGATGAACCGTTCGGCGCGGAGACCGATCAGGTTGTTCTGCCAGAGCGAGACGAGTTCCGCACCGGTACCCGCGCCGCCATCCTGCGTTGGCGCGTCGGACATTTCGAGCGACGCCTCACGCGACACGTCGACGGTCACCGATCCATCGTCGGCAAGGAAAATGTCGGGCGCGTTCGCCGCGATCACGATGTTGTTGTGCGGCGCGGCGACCTTCGCGTACTGCGAGGTCACGACCGTGATCCCTTCCAGCGTGCCGCCGTCGATCCCGATTGACGGGAACTCGCGTACGCCTTGCGCGTTGCGGAGTAGCGAGACCTGCAACGCCAGCGTCGCGGGCATGATCAGCGTGAGACCCGCGACGTTCTGATTGGCGGCGAGGTACGCGCCGAGCAGTGCGCCGATATCCGCGCGAATCGCGGCGGCGTCGTTGCCTTCGGACGTGATCGGCGCAACGCCGTTCGTGATCGACGCGGGCGACACGCCCGCAACCGCCGCCTTGGCGGGATCGATGAAATCGATATCGATCCGTTCGACGAGTGCGGCGGTGAGCGCGTCGCGTACGAGACCCTCCGCGCCGGGCGTCGAGAACCGCGCGAGTTCTTCGGTGATCGCGGCAATCGCGGCGACCTTCGCCCAACCAAGGATCGTCGGCGCGAAATCGAACGAGGTCAGCGGCTTCGGCTTCCCTTGTCCGACCCAGTACCCCGCGCCGCCCGACGTCTGGCCGATGATCCGCACGTTGAACGGCACGCGCCGCAACGCCGGGATCCGGCCCACGATGGTACGCGGGCGCAAGTACTCGATGAACTCCGACGCGAGATTCGCGGGATCGACCAGCGGCGACGCCCATGTCGCGTTGGTCGTGTTGCCCGGCGGAACAACCGCCTTCAAGTGCAACGCCAGCCGCGACGAATCGGGGTACCAGCTTTTCGCGATCTCGGCGGCCGACACGAACTCGCCGCGCTGCGCCGCCGCGAACGACGCCGCCTTGCAGATCACCGCACGCGCGAACTCGATCCCTTTTTCCGTTTCGCGCTGTACGCCGACGACCGTATGCGTACCGGTCGGCGCGGGCGCGGGCGACGGCGCGGGCGTGCCGCGCTGCGGATCGACCGGCGCGGCGGTCGCCTTGTTGATCGTGTCCAACGTCGTGAGACGCGCGACGTGATCGTCGAGTGCTTTGACCTCGCCGACCAGCGCGTCGTATTCCTTCGACTGATCCGCGTTCAGCGTATTGTCGCCAGCGGCCGACATGATCTCGGCCATGCGCGCCGCCTTGGTGCCGCGCGTCGCGTTGGCGGTTGCGATCTGATCGGCAATCGGGATCTTCATGGCTGGTACCTGAGTCGTCTTGACGACGACAGTTCCCGCGACGCCGGGCGTTGACTGGATCGAGACGACGGCGTCGCCAGTCGCGGCGCGTGCCGTGTCGTCGAGGGACTTAACGAGATTGATCGTGGCGGCGGCGTTGGCGGGTACGGTCACCGCTGAGAGTTCCAGCCATGACCATTTGCGGAAGTGGTACCCGCCGCCCGCAATCGGTTCGGGATCCGACAGCGGCCGAAAGCCAATCGAGAGACCCTTGATCAGACCCGCCTTGATGGTCTGCCATGCCTCGTCGAGTCGGTCGCGCAACGCGCCCGCTTCGGTGACGTGCGCGATCTTCGCGACGATTGCGATCCCTTTGCTGGTCACTTCGGCCGACACGACCTCGCCAATCGGGCGCGTGCGGTCGTGATGCCAGAGCAACGGCAACGGCAACGTAAACGCCGCGCCTGTCGAATCCATGACGTCGCCGTCACGGTCGGGCGCGGGCGTCGACGCGATCCCGCTGATCGTGCGCGACGCCTCGTCGGATTTTTCGATGGTGAGCAGCGCGTACGCGCGGTGCATGCCGACGACTGTGCAGGCGTCGCGGCGCGCGTCGGGTTATTCAGTAGGAAAACGTTTCCGGTCGCGCAGCGTGTCGGCCAGCGCGCGGCGCACAATCGACGAGACCGACACGCCGTGACGTTCGGCGACCTTGCACGCGCGGTCGTGCAAGCGCGTCGGGATCCATGCCGAGACCGACGACCCGGGTT